GCAAGAATATATAAAATGTGCACAAGACCCTGCATATTTTATGAAAAAGTATTGTATGATACAACACCCGATTCGAGGCAAGATTCCTTTTGAATTGTATGATTTCCAAGATAAAGTTGTTGGTGAATTTACAAAAGAACGATTCAATGTAATTCTAAAAGCTCGTCAGTTAGGTATTTCAACATTGACAGCTGGATATAGTTTGTGGATGATGACTTTCCAACAAGATAAAAACATTTTGGTTATCGCTACAAAACAAGAAGTAGCAAAAAACTTGGTAACGAAAGTTCGTGTTATGCACGCAAATCTACCGAGTTGGTTAAAACAAAGATGTGTTGAGGATAACAAATTAAATCTGAGATATCGTAATGGTTCACAGATTAAAGCAGTATCATCAGGTCCAGAAGCCGCTCGTTCTGAGGCACTATCATTATTGATATTGGACGAGGCAGCATTTATTGACAAGATTGATGAAATATGGACAGCAGCACAATCCACTTTAACGACTGGTGGTCAATGTATTGCATTATCAACACCAAACGGAGTTGGTAATTGGTTTCACAAAACTTGGGTAGAAGCTGAAGAAGCTCTTGGTATGTTTAATCCAATCAAGTTACATTGGACGGTTCATCCAGATAGAGGTGATGAGTGGAGAAAAGAACAAGATACTTTACTTGGGCCAGCAAATGCAGCTCAAGAGTGTGATTGTGACTTCTTAACATCTGGTACAGGTGTGATTGACGCAACATTATTGGAAAACTTACGACAACGAAGTTGTAAAGACCCATTAGAAAAAAGAGGTATTGATAATAATTGTTGGATTTGGGAGCCAGCAAACTACAGTAAAAACTATATTGTATGTGCAGATGTTGGTCGTGGAGATAGTGCAGACTATTCTGCTT